TGAACCCTTTCGGGACGACGGAACCTGCAACAGCCCAACGAAGCATCTCACGACCCTTCTTGTTAATCATCTGGAGATTGTTTTCTCCGTCATAGTTGGACTGGTCAACAAAGACCATTCTGTAGCTCTCGAGCGGGAGACCGCTTTCGGGGTGCTTCTTAGAAGCTTGAGCAACAGGACCATGGTCAAACAGAGGAGACTTCACCACGTTTACCGTGTGACCATCAATGTGGTCATAGCTGGTGAAGTAACCAGTAATACCAAGGCTACGACCGCTTCCAGTAATGAACTTGGACTCGGTAGTACGCAGGTAAGCATTAGCAGTTCCAGAACCGATAGTACCACCAGAAACACCAGTAGCGTAGTATGCGCGCAGAGCTCTATCGAACTCACGTGCACCCCCAACACCGGTGTACAGAGTGACCTGCTTATCAGTAGCATCAGTCATACCATAGAACAAGTCACCGATAACATTCTCAATCTTCTTCTGAGTAAGAGTTGAGTAGGTGTCCTTGTTGATGATTTGCTCAAGCAAACCAGGACCGGAAACAACAGGTTGACCATTCTCGTCAGTCATCTGCGTACGACCTGCATCATCGTGGGTGCGCTGTCCGTACCAGTAGTACATCTCGCACTCCTCCTTGAACTTGAGCATGTGGCGGTACTCCTCGTAATCCATCCACAACTTAGTGGAAGAACCTTCTTTGGTCGGGAGATTGAACTCAGCAACGTAGTCTTTTGCGTTACCAGAGAACTGGTAGGACTTACGAATCGTTCCAATCTTCGAACGAACGAGGCCGGGCGCTGCCCAGTTGGAAGCGTTACCTCTAGAGAAGTCGATTCCAACGTTAGCATACAGCATACCCCAGAGTGCACCAGCAGCAAGGTCACCACCTGTACTAGCGCTCAAACCTGCAGTTCCAGGTCTAACCAATTGCAAAGTGTACTCGTAACCGTCAGCAACGGGCTCAGGGTCCTTCATAATACGCGCAAGCTCACCGGACTGGGAGACGAGCGTGTATGGGAAGATGAACCATTTGTCAGGGAAGGTCACCTTGAACGTAGTGCCATTAGCACCAACATTTGTTCCGGAACCTTTTACGGACACAATAGGACGAACGTTGACTTCATGAGTCTTAACACGGTACTCGTACTCAAAACGATTGATCGAGCGCGTGTTACCAACTCCTTCGGTCAGAAAAGAAAGCGGAAACTTCTTCTCCTCACGTCCAGCCAAGTGCGTAATAATCGGGGAGAGTTCTTCTGGTTTCTCCATCAACGCATTAACCAACGAGTTAGTGTCGGTCATCTGCGAATCGTTATAGTACGTTTTCAGTACTTGCATCAAAGCCATGATTGTCTATTTTAAAAGTTAGGTTGCTTATTGAAAAAGCGCGTTTATGTCCAGATTGTCTGGATCAAATGCTGTTTGTCTACGTCTGCTTTGACCTTTAGCATTACGTACTCTCTCTTGGTTAGAGACAATACGATCACGCAAATTGCGTGCGCTTTCAGTCTTAGCTTTTGTAGAAATAATATCTTCTAGGTTAAACCCACTAAACATCAAGTAGTCTATTGCAAGCTTGATATCCATATCAGCTTCTGAATAGTCTACGTCTCGTTGGGTTCTACCGCTGTCATCTACAGGTGCAGAGATATACTCAAAGAATGTAGACTTATCTCTGTCAGGAATTCTAATCCCTGCAAACTCTCGTCCTTCTTCAAGTGTATTTGCTACCCCATCCCAGAATGCTTCTTGTTCAGCTTCTTGCTGTTCATACATTGCAAGTTGTTGCTGATACATCTCTTCACGTTGCTGTTGCTGCACTTGTGCAAGAGAATCTTTAGCTAGCTGTGCTTTATCGAACAGCTTACCGCTGTCTTCATAGTCATCCAGCATATCTTGAATGAAAGCTTGGTCATGACCTTTGTACTGGAAGTACTGAGACAGTACAGCCTTTTGAGTCATGGTATCCTTTTCACTCATTGGGAGATTCCCAAAGTCATTCTGGGGATTATGTGCTTGGAAGAATTGATCTGATTCTCCTCCTGCAAGCACATAGTCTAAGTGCCGTTGAACTTCAGGAAATTGCTCGAACAGTTCTTGTATCTGATTCTCTGCAACTTCTTGAGAAATATCTCTTACGTATTCTGTCAGGCCTTCGACTGTATCGTCGTACTCATTTTCGAGCTCGTACCCTAGAATATCAGAGATTTGATTTGCTATTGGGGAATCTGAATCTTCACCTTCGTATTCATCTTCTACGTAGGTTTCTTCTTGTGGACGTTGATAATCATCATCATCATCATCTTCGTCCCCATATTCCCTAGCATCCTCGTCTAGTTCGTTGTCAATAGGTTCTTCTTCCTCAACTTCTTGAGGCAAGGTTTCTTCAACTACATCAAGGCCCGGAGCCCCGTCACCGATAACGTCATCAAACGATATCGAGTTGAAGTCTAGTTTGTCATTTGGGTCTGTCATTGCACAAAGGTATTTAGTGTTATTGGGTTTGCTTTTATTAAATTATTTTTTACACTAGTAATTATTATATATCACTAGCCTTTTCTTATGTTTCTTATATTCTGCCTAGTACGCTTATTAATAGCTTTAATTCTAGCTTTGCGTTCCTTAGCAGTTTCTACTTTACCCTGCAGAGTATTAGACAGTTGTTCTACTTTCTGTTTCCCAGATTTTTTCTGTTCTGGAACTTCTGTAGTAGTATCTACTATATCCTGAGATACATCATTAGTTTTAATTTTATCTGCACCTCGTCTGTCTATCGTCTCCAGGTCAGTAAGATCTCTATCAGGTATCTGGGCTGCTATATCAGCTTGTTGTTGCATAGCCTGTGCTACCATATCAGCTTGTTTCTGATTGTGCTTAGCATCTCCTACAGCTCTCTGCATGTAAGGTGTTTGTCCTATGTATCTGTAGTAATCAAACCTGCCTTCTTGTACCTTACCTTCGTCATCTCTGACATCTCTTGCTTTGAGCTTGTTTTCTCTAAACTTAAGTCTTGTCCCGTCATCAGCTTGGTAGGCATATATCTCATCAGGGTTATTTGTCTTTTGTGACAGTATTGTAGTGTGGTGGGGTCTGAGTGCTCTTCCTTTAGATGGGTCTCTGTAGTCTACAGGAGAATACTCAGTCATAAGTGCTATGTCCCCGGGCTCAGCTTCTTCTGCAGATATTCTTTTGAATGGGTTTTTACCTGACTTTACTCCCCCAACAAAGCCGTAGTTCCCAGAATACTCTGGTACATCTGTAGCACCTGCTTTCTTGTATGTGTAGCACCCATAGGGGGTACAATACAGCTCATCGTCTGCATTGTACTTGCTAGGCTTCATCACCATGATGTTGTTTTCAGGTATAGCTTCTAGAAGTTCTGGGTATGACTTCTTGGCTTCTGCTTCGAGTTCTTTGTACTCTGCAGGAGTCTTGGCCCTCTTCATCTTGTTGAAGTGTGCGAGGTGAGGACGATATTCAGAGCTACTTCCAAAAATATTATTGGCGTTCAGTATGTCATAGTTTAGTTGCTCCAAGTTCTCTGCAGTTGGGATAACGTTAGCTCTTACATCTTGTACTCTCTGCTGTTCTGCAGACAAGTCAGCTTGTCTTTTTCTAACGTTCTGTGCTTGGTTAGATGCTTGAGTATCAGCAAACTCTGTAGGGTTATTGGCTTCTAGAGCTGGGAGTAGATAGTCTACTACAGTTCCTTGTTGAGCTTTTCTGTACCCACCATGTTTTCTTTGAGACATAAGGCCTGCCCCAATCCCAATAGGTGCTGCAGCTTTGAATATATCATCTGATCTCATATCGAAAAATCCAACATTACCAGTGCTGGACTTCAAGAAATTCCCAGGCCTATTCATATGCATGTTTACATGAGCACCCCAATCACCATCATTCAGTCCAAACATTCTTATATCATCTAGACCTTTCTTATAACCCAACTCTCCTAAATAATCTGTTTGCACCCTATTCCCAAACTTATCTATAGCTACTTGCTCAAAGTCTGGAACTTTGCTGGGTGTTTTGTTAACTACTCTATCGTAGTTCTTTGCAAACCATTCATACCTACTAATTTCAGTTTCTAGTTGGTTTATTTTAGATTCATTTCGGTATTGCGCTGGTTTCCCTTTCTCAATATCTAATCCAATCTTTTGGCTAGTAAGCCTTCTTTCTATCTCATCTTTAGGTGCACCTGCTATCCTTAACTCCTTCCAGTTATCTCCTTGAGATACTATTCTGTAAGAATTAGGGGATTCCTTAGCATACAAGTCTGCTACGAATCCTTGAGGTTTACCCCAGTTCCTTTTAGTGAATGGAGTTAATCTTTCAGGTTGCCCCCATCCTGAGTAATAAGGAGTAGAAGCTAGCTGAGGATCAGCTGAGAATACAGGCTTATACCCAAAACCTGGGTCTATGTCCATGTCAGGATAAGTTTTTCCTGTCAGTGGGTCAATCTCAGTAGGATCAATCTTTATACCTCTGCTAGTTCTGTAAGCTCCTTCTGGGAATGCTTTCTTAAAGTGAGAACTGTTCTCTTGTATAAATTGCTCTGGTCTACCTCTAAATGGGGAACCATCAGCATTCCTCATCCAAGTCCCATTCTTCTTAGTCTGGAACTCTATATTCCTATACTCTTCCATCAAGCTAGGATGGTTAGGAGTATCAGGATTCCACGCACCCCAGTCTATCTCAGACTTAAACAGTGGTTTGAAGTTCTTTCTTAAAGCTGCCCCAGCAGCAGTCATAGCTATATCTAGTCCTTTGTCTATAGGTAAGAAGCCTATGCCTCCAGCTATCTGTCCTATGTTAGAAGTAGCAGGGTTATCATACTCATAAGCTGCTCTAGCTTCATTGTCAGCCCCAAGTCCTGGGGGAGTCATGAATGCAGTATTTGGGTTAACACCCTTAGCTACCTGCTCTCTTCTCCTTTGGTCAGCCTTAAACATTTTATCTAGACCTTCCTTCTCTCTTGCACTGATGTCAGGTTGTGGTCCTAGAAATGTTTGTGTGGGTTGGGGTGGGGCCTCATTGAGATACATCTCAGGAGGTGCAGGCATAGACACTCTAGTATTGTCTGATGCAAATCCTCCTACTTGGTAGTTTTTATATTCTTGAGCCATACCGTCTGGTAGAATACGGTTAGCCAACATCTTGGTGGTGGCTTCTGCTCCTTTATCATCTTGGAATACCCCAACTAAACTTCCTGCTAGGTTGTTAAAGACATCCTCAGCAGACTCTCTAAAAGTATTATTAGATTTTGCTGTAAGCTCATGAAACAACCCCATAGCATTTGCTCCTAATAGAGACATGCCTGGGGATAGTCCATAACTTCTTAGTTTGTTTACTGCATATGCAGACGCTAATGCATGTCTGTATGAATCTCCTTCTCCGGGTACTTCGCTAGCTTTAACTGCTTCATTCGCTTTATCACTAGCTCTAGTTTCTACATTGTACAAGTCAGCTAGAACTGTGTTAAATAAACTTCCTCTATCTGCCCCAGGATCTCCTATTTGAGGAGCATTTGGATCGTCGTCATCCATAGGTTCGACAGTTTTTACAAAATCTCCTTCCTGCATACGTGTAGGAGTTTCAAGCACCATACCTCTTGCAGGTCCGCTGTCTATGTTCGTGAGGCCGGGAGGGACGTTCTCATATGACTTGACTAAGTGTCCCTGCTCATCATACTTCTTTATATCAATCGGGGCTTTCATCCCGACTGTATTGAATGGGGTATTAGGAGGAACATCAGGGAATGCCATAGATGCGTCAGTCCTCCCGGCTTCGTGGAATGGTCTTAGTCCAGCCTGTTTTTGGTCCGGGGTTTGAGCAATCATTGTAGGGTCCTGCTCAGCCTGTCTGAACAAGTCTACATAGCTACCCTGATACCCATCAGCTTTAGCTTGGTTTATTATTTTTCTGCGGTCTTGGTTATTCATTCTCCGTTAGGAATAGTGTCCCCCTCTTTGTACAGCGCTTTCTCTTTGAGCTTTATCTCTTGCTCTTTAAGCTCAAACTCACGCAGCATCTTTTCCATATCAAGCTGCATCTTCCCGGTTTGGTCCTTAGACTCTGCAGCTATTAGAGCTTTCTCTATCTCAACCTGACGGTCTTTGTCTTTGCTAAGCTCTTCTTGCTGCATCTTCTGCTGCTCCATTTGCATAGCTTGTTGTTGCTGTTGCTGTTGAGCTTCTTGTTGTTTCTGCTGTAGTTCTTCTTGAGCTTTCTCTGCTTTACGAATCTTATCCTTAAGACCGATAAAGTTCTCAGTATCAAACATATCCAGCACTGTGGAGGATGGGATACCTGCTTGAACCATTGATTGTCCGATAGCTCTTGCTTGTTCGAGCTTATCTTGGTCTCTCCCAGAGTCTGATACGAAGATTCCGAACTCTGACTCCATGAGTTCCATTGATGTTATATCAAACATCTGTATTGTGGTATCAGGCATGACGTACATACCTTTCTTCCCGTTTACCCAAGCATCCTTAGAGTAATCAAGCAAACCTTGCAGTTCTCTTTGCTCAAAGCGTGCAAACTTGCGGAACAAGTCTTCAGTGATATGACTTGACTGTACGATAGCTTGCTGAGATGCAGCTTTACCTTCGTACGGTCCTATTCCCCCTTGTCTTTGGCGGTTGACCCCAGATATCTTTTCCCACTCCAGCTGTATGGATTCCAGCAGCTGTAGATATTGGTCTATAGTTTTGATAGACATATCCAGCACAGACTGATGCTGTGGAGATAGTTGTATACCTTCTTTGTTGTAGTCAACCCATGCAATACCTGTACCTTCTACAAAGTACATGAACTTATCCATGTCCCACTTCTTGGGGATCATGTTGATGTCAAACTGAGCTATGATATCTTTAGACCTAGCAATAGCTAGTTCCATACGATACTTGAAGATGTTGTAGTTCAGCTGATACGGGATCCCAAGGCTAACCAGGGATATGTTGTCAGAGTTTATGTCTGAGTATTTTCTCCCATTTACAGGAAGCTTGCATTTAGACGGGTTATCCAGTGATGTACGCTGATTAGCTATAGGGTTGATGTCTATATAGAATCTCCCATCTATGCGAGTACCTTCCCATACTTCATTGACCCACTCGTATCTAATCTTAGCCCCAAGTGACTTCATCTCTTTTGAGAGTCTAAAGCCTTCCTCTACCACCATCTCTTCGTCAGTGCCTGTAAGTGGGTCACCATATGTAACAAACCCAATGCGCTTACGGCTTTTCCAGTATACAGTAATGCATTCTATGAGTCTATTGCGATAGATGTTTTCATCGCTACCGTTAGCTTCTGCTCTGTATAGCAAGTAAGAATCAGCTGATGTCTGCTGTGGGTTTTCGAGCTCTAGTATTTGCTCATCAGTCAGTGACTCTCCGAAGGTGTCTATTACTGTAGATGCGTGTGCGTACTTACGTACCATAGCCCAGTCCCCATCTTCCACAAACTCTAGGTCTGGGTCCTTGTCGTAGTCTATGTCTAGCGGGTTGAGTATCTCGTAGAATGGGTCATTTCTGATGACACCCTTGTGTGAGTATACTTCACCTGTCACCAAGTAATGAAAGAAACCTTTTTGGAATTTATCCCTGATTTCTTGATTCTGCATAATGTAGTTAATAGCAGCTTGACCTTTCAGTGCTCGGCTATCTACATACGTACGCTCAAATTCTTCAAGTATTTGCTGAGGAGCTGGGGGTTGCTCTGCCCCTTCCTGTGGAGCTACTTTTTGCTCAAACAGTTGATTAGCTATTTGTAAAAGAGCGCTGTACTTCTCTTGCTCTTTGATAGATGTACTGTCGGCATTGGTGACAGTTACTGTGTAGTTCAGTGGGCGCTTGGCTTTTTCCCCTAGTAGCAAGTCTATGATAGGCTTGATGATGGGGTAGTTCCTAAGTTTAGATGGGAAGTTATTCCTAGTCTTACCGTAAGGCTTGAGCACGTACCGGTAGTCCTGCTCATCGATAACTCCGTTGTAATAGTCGTACAGTGACTTGAGATATGATCTCCGTTCACTGACCCCGAACTTAGATAAGTCTATGTAAGCTTCGACACACTCTTCCCTCCACTTCTTTGTTTTCTGTGATAAAGGAATACGCTGTTTAGGGAGGTTCGCCTGTCCATACATGTCTTACAAAATTATTGATATATACGATCAAACCACTCATCTGCAGCCCCATCCTTAAGGATTTCAACGACCTCTTTATTATATAGCTCTCTGGTATGGTACATTCCCACCATTAGTGCCATAACACGGTCGAAGTTCCCCTTGTGGTTGAACTTGATTAGTTCTTGCAAAAGAGCAGGATCGTATATCCTGTGTAGGTTAAGTGTTGTATTCCCATCCTCATCTGTATGACGAGGGGTAATCAACCAGTCTCTTATATATAGCTCACCTTGCCTCTTACGTTGCTCGGTCATATGCATTCCGTACTGTCGTCGTACGTTCCTGGACTTGAGTTCTTTTTTATCCAGCATCTCAAACTCCTCCTGTAACTTATGAAGTTTGCGATATCTCTTCGCGTAAGCAATGAGCTCACCACGATCGTTCTCGAATCCGATCTTGGCGTTGTAGTACTCCGCGAGCATAAATAGATTGCGGTTGTACTCATCTTGTGTCTTCGGGCGTCCGACATAGCTAGCTACAATTACATCGTCAGGTTTAGATAGGTTGTTTGGGCGCTTCATTACAAAGGCAGCCCCGAGTGACTCGTTAGACCCAGACTTCTCTTGTGCGTATGGGTCATGGCATACAAAGTACAGATTGTGTGGGACTTCCCCTTCTTTAGTAGAGTACGGGGATTCGTACATTACTACAGCCCCTTCTGTCTTATCCCCTTTCCTGTGTGGGAACTTAAGTACAGGGGTAACTTCTTGGGATGGGCGAAAGGCTATAGCTTTATCCTTGTTGTAGTAAAGAACACCTGCAGTACCTTCTTTGTGCAGGTCGTGTGCCTTTACCTTATTGTATTGTTCTTTCAGAGAGGTTACATCAAACAAGTTAGCTGTCACTTGCAGCGTTGCTTCTTGCGGAGTGAATGGATGCTCTGCAGTATACTGGTCCAGAGCTTTTGGGTCATTGGCGCCTTTTTTCTTTTCGCGCTGTATTTCTTCGTGTTCTTTAGCTTCTTGTATCTGCGAATTACCGTCATCGTCTATGAATCCATCTAGGTTTTGATATATAGGGACGAAGTACCCACACTTGGTTCCCATAGCACCTGCGTCCCACTCGTTATCAAATGCCATGCAGTCGTAGGAGTCAGGGTGATAGAACAGTTCTTCCATCCCGTCAAACCCTACCCCTTCTTCACCCCCAGTACCGAATGCTATCATGGTACCGAGAGTCTTGGAGCCCTGACGCATAGTAGGCATAGCTACTTCCCATGCTTTAAGCAATCCCCCAAATGAACCAGCTTCTTCGAAGAAGATGAGGTCCCCTGCTTTACCACGTACTTTATCAGGATTGTCTTTTAGAGACACCCCTATGATTTGGGATTTCATCCCAAGCTCTACGTCTGCCCCGTTTACGTTCTTCTTGTACCCTGACTGCTTGTGCATTTCTCTGTCCCTTAGTCTAGGCTGTGTCCAAGCTGTATTGTCATCTATGAAGGACAGGAAGTCCCATGCTTTACTAAGGAGTCCGTCCCCGATGAGGTATTCTTTTTGACTAGCAAATACGTAGTTCTTGGAGTTACGCATCAGGAAGTAGTTCCGTGCGAGCATAGCCCCAGCCTTGTAGGAGAAACCCTTACGACGTGCTTTCAGCACTATCATATGTTTGTTCTCTTTCCGGCATCTATCTATGGCATGGAAGTACTCGTAGTCCCCATCATAGAATGCAGGGAACGTACGGTCTCTTCTTGCTATGTTACTCCCGTCCGGGAGCAGCTCGTCTATGACTCTGTCGATAGGGCAGAAGTTCAAGTAGAAGTAATGGAACCCTGTAATGTCCAGATACCCAGTCAAGCAGCGTTGCTTCTGCTCATCCCAATAGTCATAATACTCCTTAGTCCCAGGTAGGGAGTCTGTGTAGAATCCTCTCTCTAAGTATGTTTCTGCTGCAGGGGAGTATTTATGACTGTCCTTAAACATTACTGTGAGTACTTGTTAGTTACTACACCCCCACGATTTGGGTTACCCTTGGATTGTTGCTTCTTGACTATCTCTTCGAGATCCTCTAGACCCTGTACTACTTTCCCCATCTTCTCTAGATTCATGATCAAGTCTTTGGCTGAGTATACAGGTTTACCGTGGTCATCTACTAATGTGAGGTCTATACCCTTGAAGTAGTGCTCAAGTTTGTTGACTGATATGCGTGCTGCTTTTAATAGTTTAACTGCATGAGTCTCAGATAGTTCCCTATATTTATCTATCCCTGCTCTCACTTTAGCTGTGAACTTAATCTTTAGATCTTGCCCTATCTTCTCTTCCCTTTCGTCTTCGTCGTAGACAGCGTAGGGGGAGTTGTGGTCTGCAAAGAAGTATACAGCCCCAAGCTCATTGCTCTTCAGTACCTTGAATTCAGCGATGGTGATAGCGTACGGGGAGGGTACTACTACGTTGTTACTTACAGTTATTAGCTCTCGCATTATTCAAGTGCTTAAGTCTCCCGGGGAGTACATGGAATTTACCGAGGTACGGGAGTCGTATTGACTCGAATGTCCCTGACTTTATTATTTGTGATACGTATTTGAACTGATAGTATACTGCCTCCTCAATCTTCTGTATCGGGAGATCGTACTTCGTCGCTAGCTTCTGCAGTATTATTCTTTCGTCCATTGAGTTTTACTTTTTTACCCCCTGACCCCACTTTAACTTTCTCCCATCTCTTGGGGGTGTCTGGACAGTTTGCTGTAGCCCACTTTGCTTTGTGCTCTACCAAGCACCCACACAGCCCACATCTTTCTACATCTTTTTTGAGATGCTCACAGCTATAACATGCTTTGAGTCTGTCCTCGTACTGCTTAGCAGTTACGTGTGGTGCTCCTTGCTTGGCATATTCCACAGCTTCTTTGACGAAGCCTTTCACCATGTTGTATATAGAAGGCATTATGAATTGATTTCTATGATGACTTGTTTATTACGCTCAAGTAATTTACTTGTTTTATACCCATCTTTGGTCTTTGTGATAGCACCTTTGTCCTTAAGACGTTTGACATAGATATTGAGCGTGTTCGGGTTATCTATGTTCAGCTTCTCAGCTACAACTTTTTTGTTGTCTATGGAGCACAGGTCTATAGTACTGCTGTTGTCTATGAACAGGGAGAGTACTTCTAGCTCTTTGTCTGTTAGCTCAAGTATCCCATTGAATACTTGCAGGAACTGATACGTGGTGTTGGGTTGTATTTTAATTCTTCGGGTCATTGAATGCAATCTTTGCTCTCCCGTCTATGACGGAGATGGTGGATCTTTGAGACTGTCTGTTGAATTCGTCTACGTATTCC